GGGTCAAGGTCATGGTCATGGTCAGGGTCAAGGTCATGGCCAGGGTCTTTATGAACAACGATAAGCTTTTTGAATCTTATTGGAGAAGCACGTTCGAGGGAATGTCTGATATGGATTTTATTAAGTATAAGAATCTTGGAAAGATTAATGCTAGGTTTTCATTTTTAGCAGCTTGCAAGGTTAAAGATGAGCGCATCAAAGAGCTTGAACAAACAATTCTAAATCAAGAAAAAGAACGCTAAAGGGCAGAGTCTTTTTGGAAAGACAAGCTTTCAGAGTATCAATCCAAAGTTGAGAATCTTGAAAGTGCATTAATGGATTTCCATAAGGTCATCACAGAACTTCACGAGATGCCAGACGTATGTCACCTTGATGACCATTTTGAGATATTAAAGAAACATGAAGAATTACTTAAGGAGATTTAATTATGGATGAAACTAATGACAAAGAAGCTTCTCGCTACATAAGAAAACTCGAAGATGCGTTAAGGGATATGGTGAGTGTGGTTGAGTTTTATAAACCTCAAGGAAAGTATCATGGATATAGTTCAAACAAGTCTGGTGAATGGGAAAATTACCCTGCCGAGATAATTAAAGATAATGGCGAAAAAGCCAGACAATGCCTCGAACGCAACAAAGAATTATTGGAGGGGTTGAGATGAGATGTCATTGTGGTGCAATGTCTTTTGAACCATGTACTTGCGGATTTATATTTGAAAAGGATAAAACGATAATGGAAGACTTGTATAAAAAGAAAGAGAAAGAAACAGCATTAGATGTTCAAGTAGGTGGTAGTCATTATAAAAACATGGTGATTCAACCGATTGAGTTTACCCATAAGAACGGATTGAATTTCTGTCAAGGTAACATAATCAAATACGCTACGAGGTATAAAAATAAAAACGGCATTGAGGATTTAAAGAAAGTTAAACACTATGCTGAACTCTTAGCTCAACTAGAATATGGAGAAAAAAATATGAAAAAGAAGTATCTACTACCATTGGCAGTATTAGTCGGAGCGTGCGCGACTCAAATTGAACAGCCACCAGAGAAAGTCGTGGTCACTCCTGCTAAACAAGAGTCGAAGCCAATTCAATTGGACTCAAAGACCTGGAAAACTCCTGAATTAAAACTACCACTTGCCCCGAGTAATGAAGTATTGCAGGCGCACAAATACTTTAAAGATTATGCTAACAGTGAGGAGTTCTATAGTTATGTCAAAGCCAAAGTTCCAAGTAAACTCGAGGGTGGAAACGAGTCTGACCGAGACACAGCGATCACAAAGTTTCGTGAATGTCTCAACACTTCTGAACCTATCATTATTCGATGGAAGACTTACTCAATTCTCTATAGAAAAAATACTATCGGAGGGTGGGATGGACAGGCCATTAACCAAAACGCAAGTTACTCTCTTGATGCGATCGAGCGTGCGGGCCATTGGGTTCATGAGATCACGCACAAGTGCGGATTCACCCATATCCACAACAGTATAACTAGATACCCTATCATCAGAAAGTCATGGCCATACCAAGTAGGTTATGCCTTTGAAGATTTCATAACTGAAAAATCTAAACGATCACTAGCAGCGGAGTAACTATGAATCACTGGTATCCTATGGTTTGGTATATACTTGGACTTATCACCTATCACTACTTTGGAGTTTATAGTAAAGCGAGAAAGAAAATATTCCAAGGTGGAGAGATCGACTTGATAAGAAACCTAAAGTTTAAATAAAGTTGAACGAAGAGGGGAGAGCGAGTAAGTAGTCTGACAAGATTTACTTACAGGAGGAAACATAATGACAATCTATTCTAACAAACAAATCATCGAACGCATGGACGAACTAACTCACGAGCAGTTAATTGCTAAAGTCATTCGTATTCTCGCATCACAGGATATGTCAGAGAGAATGAGACAGCGTATAGCTAACATCATGATGAGCGATGCTATCCAAGAAGAATTAAACCCTAAAGTTCCTATCGACTCACATCGGTTAGTTCCGGCAGATAAACTCTTTACACTTGCTCACTCTCCGATGATGGAGTACGCCAGAGAAATTATTCAAGCGGCACTAGACCCGAGAGGGCCACACGCCACACGCGAAATCATGTTAATCGCTGCCACATTAAAAGGTGGAAAAGCTTTCTACATTAAAGCAGATGGCATCAAGCAAGAGTGGAAGAACCAAGTCGGATACATTCTTTCCATGGCAGGATTTGAAAGAAGAAGCGTCTATAATAAAGAAAGACAAATGCCCCTAAAAGCTTGGAAGTCAAGAGCAGGATGGACAATATTCGACGTAGATCAAAGACTCGCTGAAGTTGAAACCACCCTAGGCATATACGCCAGTAACCCAAAACAATTACCTTCACTAATAGGAAAATACTTATGAAGAAAAAGAAAATTAAAGTCGGATTCACTGAACAACAACACCAAATAGTTCATGAGTTCTTGAAGTTCATTCAACCTCAAGCCGAGAAAGAGCTAGTCTCTCCCGTACAGGTGCGCGTCGATTGGTCAGATCAAAACGATGTCAAAGCACCTCATGTATTCTTAAAAGGAAAAGCGGCAGAGAAAACAATTCTCATTAAAGACATCTTAGAAGCAGATGATAAAAGAGTTCTTGCCCCACTACATATCGTTAAAGGTGGTAGCGATGTCCACTAATATCAATTGGGATATTGTCACTGAACAAGCAAAGAGGAAGTCGCAGGAGTTCGCGAAGACCCACGCCAATCAGACACTCGAAGCGGCCTTCTATGCAGGATACATGGAGAACGCAGCGGAAAGAGAATCACTTCGAGTTATTAAAGAAAGATTAGAGTCGAAGCCAATCTCAGGGCCAGAGTTCGGACATATTGTAAGGACGAAAAACATTGCACCCGAATTACCATCATTAGGAAGCAAATACCTATGAAGCAACCTCGACCGCACCAATTAGACTTTGCTCACTTCCACAGGCGCACAGGCCCTCACTCGGATAAGCTTAAAGGTCTTCTAGGATCAGTCGCGTTTCATGGTATGGGACTAGGTAAAACCCTCGAAGGTTTATGGGAAGCACGCGCTCTTATGGGAAACCTTAGACGTGCCGGAGTTCTAGCCCCAAAGTTCATGGTCATTTGCCCCAAGTCAGCAGTACCTACATGGCAAGTCGAGTGCTACAACGAATGTCGTGACCTCGTAGGCGATATGATAATCGTACCATATTCTCAGCTTCATCACGCCATTAAGAAACTAAAGTACATCGACCTTAGAATGATAATATTCGATGAGAGTCACAAGCTTAAAGGTACAGACACCGACAGGGTCAAGCAGCTTGCGGCCTTCATGCACGAAGTAGGTACAATCAATAATCAATTTAGCGGTGGAAGAATAATCATGGCGACAGGTACACCACTACCAAACCATGCAGCCGAACTTTATACTTCATGGGCATTATGTGGATCACGCCATCCGGTAGAAGCAGCAGAAAGATTAGTCGATGAGAAAAGAATTACTAATTGGAAGTCTACCTTTGCTAATAAGATTGATATTAATTGGGTCATAGGTAAGAACAAACCGAAGAGTCAGCAACGTATGGGCCATGCTTCTAAACTCGAAGGGCTAAAGAACGAAGAGATGCTATGGCAGTTACTAAACCCTATCGTTCATTACGTACCAGTGGATAAGGCAAGCCTTCCCCCATTCACCATGCAAACAATTAACCTAAACCTTCCGGACGATACGCTCTTAAAGAACGCAGACATCGATCGTCCGGAAGCCTACATGGCATTGGTAGAAAGAATAGCAAGAGCGAAGACACCATATTTAATTGATTGGGTAAAGACTTTCATCGAAGGTACTAAAGAGCAGTTAATAGTTTTCTCAATGACCAGACACCCCGTTGATAAATTAAAAGAAATGTACCCGAAGCACGTTCGTATGATAGTCGGATCAGGTGAAGGATCTTCCGCAAAAGAAAGGGCGCAGAACCTCGCAGACTTTCAACAAGGAAAGTTTCAGATACTTGCTATGACCTACGCGGCAGGGTCGGAGTCACTTAACTGTCAGAATTGTATGTACTCTCTTTACAGCGGTTACCCGTGGAATGCAGCAGCATTGGATCAGGCAATGGCGCGGACGTACCGAACCGGACAGCAGCGGCCAACATTTCACTACTTCCTTACAAGTGGAGAAAATGATCAACATATTCTAGGACTTGTGAATAGTAAGCGAGAAACAACACAAAGAGTTGAACGACTTCTCTTACAGGGAAGTCAGAACATAACAGAAAAATCTAGCGAAAATAATAATAATAATTTACTTGCTAGATACCTTTAGGCTAACTTAACGTACTAAATACATCTGAGGGGATGAAAATTTATGCAAACTTTAACGGTAAAAATTAACCCGGCGTTTATTAGTTTTGTCAGACCATCTGACCACAGCATATTCTCACCAAGCGCAGCCGACCGATGGATACTTGGGTCATGCCCATTCTCAGTGAACTATTGCAAAGACATTCCTAACGAATCATCAAAGTATTCTGAAGAGGGAACCTTAGCGCACAGCCTATGCGAAGCTCTTTTCCGTAAAGAGTTTTACATGATGACTATTCCTGCTGAACTCATGATGAAAATTGCCATGAGTACCGATGACAACGGAACCGAGATGTTCCAATGCGCTCACCAGTACGTCGAGATACTTAGCTTCTGGCTTGCCAATAAAGAAATAATCGGTGACGTGATCTGGTTCAAACTCGAAGCCCCGACTCCTGTATTCCCTGACAAAGGATGCTTCGGGACTTCCGACTGTATCATTGTCGGTACGAAAGCAGCAGTCATCATCGACTTTAAATATGGTAAAGGGAAGAACGTCAAAGCAGATACGCTTCAATGTAAAGTCTACGCGGCAGGACTCGCACGCTACCTTGAAAATGTTCCAGAAGATTATAAGATTCATATTGTTATCCACCAACCTCGCACAGATATTTACCCGAAAGAACACGTCTACTCTATGCAAGAGTTGTACCACTTCTTAGGTGTGATATGGGAATCGATCTTAGCTTCGGAGAAACCTAACTTAGTTCCGAACGAGGGGAACCATTGCTATTGGTGTCCGGCCAAAAGAACTAAACTTCCTTCTAAGTTATGCCCTTCAATCACTCAGAAACAAATTGCAGTAGCAGAAGAAAAGTTCCACGAGTTCCTAGCAGATATGAACGCACCAGTTGAAAGTTTAACTGCACCTAATCCAAAGAGAGATCAAGCGATCTTAAAACTTCACACGCTTTTCCCGATCATCAAAGACATAGTTGAATCGACGACTGCTGAGATCGAGATGAGAATTAAAAGCGGTGAATATGTTGATGGCTTCTCATTAGAAGATGAAGTAGGAAGACGTGAGATCGTCGGCACTAATGATCAAGAGAAAGCGCAAGCAATCTTATCGAAGTTCCCTAATGCACAGGTATGGAAACAAATCCCTGCTACAACAAAGCTTAGAACGCTTTCCGAAATTGAAAAAGATTTAGGAAAGAATAAGCTTGATGTTGTATGTACGAAAAAAGTTGTTAAAAAGGTTAAGGTACAAGACGAAGCGGCAAAGAGAACGCTTGGTCTTATGAACCAATATGCACAAATGATTACTAACGGCAGCCAACAAGGAGAATAGACTATGGCTTTCACACAAGAACAACAAAACTTTTTACGGACTGAGTTCGCTCTTAAAGGTAGGATCATGTTTCCTAATCTTCTAAGACTCAAGAAGAAAGACAAACTAGAAGATCGTGACATCTACGATACTATGTTTGTACTAGACCCAAGAGAGAACGCTAACACAATTGCACAGATCAATAACTTCATTGCTCAATGTAATCAGATCGCTCACCAAGGAATCATTCCTGCGGCAATCCTTCCTATCTGGAAAGCTTACGGGGTTCAAGGTTATCCTGATTACGTTAAACAAAATGGTCAGCCTAATCCTGATTACCTTAAAGGTTTCATGTGGGTAAATGCTTCGACGGGTAGAGATCTACCTCCTGCGGTTTATAAGCAGACTTCTATGGGCCTATTAAAGCTTACTGAGAATGATGATGCTGAAGTTTATTCAGGTCGTAATGCTGTCATCAGTATTAACTTCTGGCCCATGCTTCCTAAACCAGAATCGAAGAACCAGAAGCGCGGATACTATATCAACGTGAAGGGCGTTCTATTGCAAGAAGGTGGAGACAGATTAGGTGGCGCACCTGACCTCGACCCTAACAAAACTTTCGGAAGTTTCCTTCAAGACATGGGCGCGCAACCAAACTTTGGTGGCTTTGGTACAGCACCTCAAGGCGCACCTCAAGCACCTACCCAACAGCAAGCTCCTCAAGGTCAACACTTCCAACAAAACCCATGGGGCCAAGCTCCTCAAGGTCAAGGTCTTCCTCCAATGGGTAACGGATTCGCTCCGAACAATGGACAATGGACAAGTTCAACAACAGCAATATCAACAACCAACATGGCCACCAGTAAACGGTAACGGCAATGGTAATAACGGATACTAATAGGAGAATGACAATGTTTAAATTAACAATCGCATTTAATAGTCTTGCAGAACTTTCTTCTTTCGTTAAGAAGATGGGCGACGAAGTGATCGGTGGGAACATCGAACACGTTCAACCAGTAACTAAAGAAAGCGTTCCTGTTGCTACTGAAGAAGTCGCAGCACCTAAGAAGAAATCTTCACGCTCAACTAAAGTAACTATGGAGGCTCCCTCTCATGACCTCGCACCAAAGTTCGATGCTGAACCAATCGGAGGATCACCATTCCCTTCAGCACCAACAAGTTTCACCCCGGGAATTGCAGCAGCACCAGTACATGCTGAACCAGTACATACTCCTGCTCCAACCACAGTACAGCCTGCACCAAGCATCACTCCTGTGGCTCAAACTCAAGTCGATCCCGTTAGACAACAGTGGAACGCAGCTTGTGGACAATTGATTCAAGCCTTAGAGAAGACAGGACTTTCTCAAGTGGACTGCGATCAAATTATCCAAGGTGCATTTGCTTCTGCCGGATGCGCTCCGACTCGTATCACTATGTTGACGGACGCTCAAATCCAATTGTTCTACCCTGCTTTAGACCAAGCGGTTAAGCAAGTGGCAGCAGGACTGACAGCTTCTAAATACTAATATCGCTAGGGCCTTCGGGCCCTACATTCAAGGAAAGAATATGAGCATACAATCCTACCTAACAGGTAAACTCTCCGAAGAGGAGATCAAAGAATCAATCCAAGAACATTCTTCAGAATACTATTCATTAGTAACTGAGAGAATCCTTCCGCAGATGGCACACTTAATGAAGCTTATCTATGCGGTTAAACCAAGTAAGCAAGTTCAGTTATCACTTCAAGACCTCGAGTCGATTAACCTTCACATGATTAATCTAATCCAACATGGGCCAAAGACTCCGCTTGAAGAGATACCACTCGAAGAATCAGAAGTAGAAGAGGACTTTGAATTTGAAACAGATGAGGAGAAAGATCATGAGTAATTTACCGACACCTTGGCAACAGTTCTACCTATCAGGATTTAGGTATAGACCGACTAAAACTTTTCTAGATGGAAGACCGTACTACAAAACTAACAGCCGACCGTGGGCAAAACAGGATTAATAACTATGAGTAGATTTGAATATGTTAAGTTCGATGCAAGAGCAACACGTCAACAAGAAAACATTAAGAACCAAGTATTAGAACTAGAAGCTTTGATCGAAGACCTTAAAGGATCATCGGTTCATGTACTACGTGCAAAAGCTTTGGCCCTAACTAAACTCGAAGAAGTTTATATGTGGACAGGTAAAGCAATCCGTGATGCTCAGACTGAAAGAACTAACAGAACGAAAAAGAAAAAGTAGGACATCATGGAAAATGAAAAATTAAAAGACGTACCGATAACTCTACCTGACGAAACTCAAGTTGTTAAAGGCATGAAGATTTTTTCAGTAGAAAAACTTTCACCTACATCTTATGACCAGAGGGGAGGAAACTACTACCGTACTCACACAGGTTCAGTATCATCGAAGATAGTGGAGCATACTGTAGTAGCTGTTAATCAGGCAGCGAACTCAAGAAGCTTTACCATCAGAAGCGATCGAGGATGCGAACATACCTATACTGTTAAGAACTCTTGCCTCCCTCACCTGTACGGTAAGAAAGCAAATGCAATTGCAAAACAGAAAGAATTTATCACGGAAGATATTGAGGCTCTTAAAAAGAAAACGATCACAGCTTTAAGAAAACTTAAGTATGATTAAAACAGATTTCCATTTTGATTGGGAGTCTCTTAGTCGCATTGACTTAGGGACTTTTGGTTCAGTCAATTACGCTTGTCACCCTTCGACCGATACCACTCGCCTAGCGTATGGCTTCGGTCGCACGGGTACTATTAAAGTATGGCGACCTCTTACCCAACCAGTACCACAAGAGATCCTCGACGTCGCCTTACACCCAGAGAAGTATAACTTCATCGCGTGGAACATTGTCTTTGATTATCTCTTATGGATATGTGTTTTACCTAGAAGAGTCCCAGGTCTTAAACGACCACCACTAGAGAACCTTCACGATGCCATGGCATTGAGTTGCCACTTCCGTACCGGAGCTTCGATTGAATCCTGCTCTCAGTTTATGGGTATGCCTATGGGTAAAGACCCAGAAGGTAGAAGGATAATGTTGAAGCAATGTAAGCCCGGACGTGATGGAAACTTTCCTAAGCTTACCGATGCGGAAGAGATTGCTTTCGACCGCTATGCTATCGGTGATGTTCGTATCATGAGGGACGCTTACTACCGGATGCCGCCACTTCCTGAGCCAGAAAGGTATGCGTGGTCTTGGACATTCAGAAGAAACATCGAAGGTATTAAAGTCGATATACCTTTAGTCCTAGAACTCAAGTCAATCGTTGACGAGTCGATGCCTAAGCTTGAAAAAGAATTCGAATCAATCGTCGGTTGTTCTGTGAGATCGCCGAAAGCAAAAGACTGGTTCAAACAATTCTGGCCTTGGATAGAAGATATGCAAAAGGATACTGTCCGAGATATGTTCCTCGACCCTAAGCCAGTACCTCCACACGCCAAGAGAGCACTAGAACTTAAAGACCTAGCAGGCTCAACATCAATCAGTAAACTTCAAACGGCCATCGATCACGCATATCTCGGCAGGATTTATGACGTATTAAAATATCACTTTGCTCAAACGAAAAGATGGAGTGGACATGGAATCCAAATTCAAAACCAACCACGCGTCGATACCAAGAGGCCAGATAACTTTTTCAATCCCAAGAAGGATGGGTATATTAAGCTTGAGATTGATCACGATGATCTCGCTTCTCAAGTCAAAGCAATCCGTCATAATCTTCGCGACCCCATCGGATTTGCAAAGAACCTTATCAGACGTATGTGGATACCTGCGAATGGCAGGAAATTTTTCTGTGGAGATTGGTCGAAGATCGAACCGACAACACTCTTCTGGCTTGTCGGACTTGGCCCTATACCGAAGAAGTGGTATGAAGAAATGGCAGCGGAAATTTATAGCAAACCTGTTGAACAGATCAGTAAAGACTCCGAGGAAAGACAAGTTGGAAAGACAGCAGCTTTATCGTGTGGCTATGGTGCAGGATGGAAGTCGTTCATCGAAAAAACTTATGCGGATACAGGTATCGTACTTACCGAAGAAATGTCCAAGCAAGTTATCAATGCTTATCGACGAAAGTATCCTCATGTAGTTCAGATGTGGAAAGATCTTGAGTCTGGTTTTCGTTTAGCAATCCATGGCCAGACATCATCAGTATGTGGCGGCAAGGTTCATATCATGCCAATGCAAATGATCACTCCGATGTTTAAAGGTGTCGCGATCCGATTACCTTCAGGCTCATATCTTTTCTATCATCAAGCGAAAGAAGGGATCATGAACTACATGGAGGAAGTAACTGAGTATCGTAACGGCGTTCCAGTTACGTTCAAAGTACCTAGGCAGAAGTCCGCACTAATGTATTTGTCGGACGCAGGCAAGGGGAGACTTGAGTGGAAGACAGTGTACAGGGGCCTTTTGTGTGAAAACGTAACGAGTGCCACGGCGCGAGATATTATTTTACCTTCGACGTTCAACATGGAAAGACGTGGCGTAAACATCTTAGGTCTTGTTCACGATGAGATGTGGGGCGAACATCACGATTTAACTGAAGATGAATTTAAACGGCTAATGTGTATCAATCCGAGTTGGTGTCCTGATATGGACATTCAAGCGGAGTGCAACGTAGGAGTTCGTTATCTTAAATAAGGATGCAGTATGACTAAAGAAGATCAAGAGAAATTTTATAAGAAAGTCGGTCGGGCTTTACAGGACGCGAGGAAACGTAGGAACATTAGTGTTTACCAACTATCAAATTTAGTAGGTGAACATCATCTCACGATCAAAGGCATCGAAGCCGGAAGACCTCACTCCTTGCACCACGCTTATTGGATGAGAAAACATTTAGGGATTGATGTCAACACTATCGAGATTAACAACATGGACGGAGGGGAACATGGGGAAGAAAACAGAGCAGTCAGTCTCAAACACTTCATCTAAGAAGGCAGACTCAAGTACAGGATCAAAAAAGAAAAAGGTCAATGGTGCTAAGAAAGGTAAGCAATTTGAAAGAGAGATTGCCACGGCACTAGGGCATATCTTTCCAGATGCGCAGAGAGAGTTAGAATACCAAGCAGCAGGGAATAGAGGGACTGACATATCACACACCGACCTTTTCCAAATTCAATGCAAACGGTATGCCGGATACGCTCCTATCGGAAAGATCCACGAAATTAAATTAGAATCAGAGAATCATATTCCGGTCTTGGTAACTCAAGGAAACCGGATGGAGTGCATGGCCGTACTTCCATTTGATAAGCTTGTCACCCTTATTGAGATTGCGTATGGCCATGCACCTCGTTTTATTAATCCGTACTTAAAAAATCCAAAGCAAGAGATTCAAAAGTTCTTATCATCACAGGAGCTTCCTCGATTGCCCGAAGCTATTGAAGTCGAGGTCGTTAAGAAAGAAGAACCAGTTTCATTATCAACGTATCTGTAGTTAGCAAAGGTGACACTTGTGCAAGATTTAAAAGCAATTCGATTCATGGCCGGACAAAAAATCTCCCACGATTATATGGGTTCGGAAGTTAATACGTTCAGCTACCGCGACCTATGGGAGAGAGGTATTACTGAAGTAGGGATTCCTTGTAAGCAGAACCGTTTAATAGTTATCGACGTGGACGTAGCAGGAGCCTCCCATCAAAATGACGGACGAGAGTATTGGGCAAACTTCTGTCGTGAGTTCGGAGTACCACCAACATACACAATCAAAACAAAGTCAGGTGGATTCCACTTCTACTTTAAACTTCCCGAGGCAATTAACCACGACACCTTTGCCCCGCCGGGACAATTAGCCCCGGGCGTGGATGTTAAGTGGAACGGGTGGGTCGCCGCCCCTCCAACACCGGGCTACGTTATCCTTAACGGAAGTCTAGCGGAGATCGCTGATTGTCCTCCAAGCCTTATGGCAGAAATGGCAAGGATCAGGAACGGAAGTTTATCTAAGACCTTCGACGTTACTGACCCTAATGCCGTAACGACTCTTCACTCTCCCTTTACTCAGATCCAATTAATTGATCTATCCGAAAAGATTTCTTGGGTTCAACAGAACGCTTCACTCTCCCGATCAGATTGGAGGGATGGACTCTTTGCTCTTAAAGCAGGGATTGATGACGAAGCGGTACTTGACGAGTTCGTTTGTAGGTGGACTCAGAACAAGAACTATCATCCGGGTGATGAAGAGGAAGCTCGTAAGATCGTTGCACGCGCAGATAAGTTTGGCCCGATCGGGCCCGGCTCGATCTTCTCGATCATCAACCAAGTTAGAAAACTCCAAGGAGTTCCTGACATCGAAACGCCATTTACGATTCAAGAAATCTTAGATCGTTCTCGAGTACATAAAAGTATTAAGAAGGATGGCTCTCTTGTCATCGAGGCATCAGAGTCAAACGCAGCCGCACTACTAGGAGCTATCATTGATGAAGAAACTTTATACCATGACGTTAGAAGTGACCTATACATTTATAAAGGTAGGCCTCACTCGGACGCTGAACTTACTTCGATCTTCTTACCGATGCTTCAATCAACTGCCTTCGGTTTGGGACTTGAAAAATTTAGGAGGGCAACAGTATCCGCAGGCATCGATGTTCTCATGGCAACAAGAAGGAAAGATCCTCACCGCGTCTACCTACAGTCGCTTAAATGGGATGGTATTCCACGCGTGGAAAAATTCTTTATTGATTATGTCGGACTTGAAGACACCCCATATATTCGAGTCGCAGGAAAAAACCTATGGTCATCTCTTGCGGCAAGAGGACTCCACCCCGGATGCAAGCTTGACTCCATGTTTATCATTGAAGGTTCTGAAGGTATCAGGAAGTCCTCTCTTATCGAAGCTATTGCAGGACAATATACGTATGCTCCAAGCCAACGAGATATTGCCACGGACATCGACGTTCTAAGACAGATGCACCAATCGGTAATCACCGAGCTTCCTGAGTTAGTAGGTATTGTCGGGCAAAACTCAGAGTTTGTTAAAGCTTTCTTAGCTAAACCTTTTGATAACATCAGAAGTCTTTTTGCCCGTAAAGCTACAAGAAACGATAGAGGTTTTATTATCATCGGTACTACCAATAGTGATAAGTACCTCTCAATGGATATGGGATCGAGAAGGTTCTGGCCAATAGTAATTCCTTCAGGCTGTTCAATCGACACTAAGGGAATTATTAATAGCCGTGACCAATTGTTTGCGGAAGGTATCGCTCTCTATAAAGACGGCCACGAATATTGGAATATGCCGAAAGAACTTCTGAACCCTATCGTAGCTAACAAAGTCGTGGAGGATCCTATCACTAATGCAATTCGCGAGATGGTAGGAGAGTTCACAGGTATCTTCACGATCCTCGATGTCTACCGCAAACTTGAGGCAGGAGGCTTTATTAACAGAGGACTCACTACTCAGGTAAGTAACAGGATCGAAGGTGCTTTAAAACGAATTGGCTGCGAGAGGGACGGGCATGGTTGGAAGACTAAGGCAATCGTCGTCAACCAGATGATCAACACCATGGTACAAGTCGCGAACCAACAGTCATTAATGAGTCAGTATTTATGAAGCATGAAGTTCAAAGGTGCGGAAGCCCTGACTGCTTAAAGTGCCATTGTCAGGAGTGCGAAGTCGCTCGACGATCTATCCATGAGGTAGGGATTGAAGTAGACATAAGAACTCAGGAAGTTCTAAGTGTTCGCTTTGGTTGGTTCGTTCCTGCTAGTCAATTCATGTTGGATTTAAGAGTCTTAGTGAAGGTAGAGTAAGGCATCCGGAAAAGTAACTGCTCGGGATGATCTTATCGAGGGGATGAGACTTTAGGAGGGAGCTACCTTTCCGGATACAGGTAGACTATCAATTCCTTAAAGCATTAGACAACCGTAAAAATCAACCTTACCATTTAATTAATCCACGAACTGCTAGACATTGCGTTCTAGTAAGCGTGCTTGATTCCTCTGTGGCAGTAGCCTTGGGAAACGAGTGCAATCTACACTCTGATTCAGCATCACGGGTGATGTGTCCGCATCCAGAGGGCGGTGAACTCCTGAGTATCCGGTGGCGTGCTTTTAATCACCCGAGCCACCACTTTAAATTTTATCGGTCTTAATTATCCTTGAGAGTTCTTTGGCCCTAGCTCCGACTTGATCTGCCCACTTGGAGAGTAACATCTCCTGAGAAGCAAGATCGTACTGGCCCTTTGACATTGCGAGGTTAAATCTTTTGAAACCTTTAAAGCGATTAATCCCAAGATTGAAAAGCATATTTACTATGACCGCTTTCCTAGCAGGAGATAAGGTATGATAGTAGTTGAGGCTGGAAGCATCCTTGAGGGAAGTCTCAAGGTCGTTGATCAAGAGATGGTCTGCTTGCTCCTTAGTGATGGTAAGACCTTTCTGTACCTCGGGGCCAGTATGCCCATAGCCGATAGTCCATACCCCTTCCGTGCATTGATAGGCGACGAGTCTGAGCCCTTCATGTCGTTTGAGCATTGGGAGTAATAGGTTCATCATTTCTTTTTACCACCGGGCTTTGGGATATGCCCTTTGACTTTAGGTTTTGTGCCAGGCTTAATGCCACGTTCTTTTAATATCTCTTCAAGACGTTCAGTGTTCTTATTTTTTAAAGGTATCTTTGCCATCGTGTACCTCGCGTTATAGTTTTGGCATCCTCTTTAGGCCGAAGTTTAAAGTTTTGAACCATGTGAGATCGTCGAAGTAGAGAGTTCTTTTTTCCCACTTCACGCAAAAGATAAATTTCTTCACACAAATTTCTGATTGATATGAAGGTTTAATCTTTCCGTCAGTAGGATCTACTCTTAATGGATAGAAAGCATCTTCAGGATGGAAGGCAATGTCTGGCGCAGGAATGTCGGTATTACTTTTTAAGACTTCCGTGTTCTCTGATGACAAGCTCTGCGAGTTGTTCGGCATCGAAGCGCAACCGATCAAGTTTAAGGTCGCTCCAATTATCAATGCCTTTATTAAGTTCATCTTGGTAATCCTTCTCTAGCTTTTGGTATTTCTTTAAGAACCTATCCTTAGTCTGGTCTTGAAAGACTTCCAGTCCTACTTTAATCAAACCAAGGATAAGTGCTATGTTCATCTTATGCCTTTGAAGCAGCTACGATTTTCTTAACAAGATTGTAAGAGATGGCCCCAAGCTCTAAGAGTTCTGCTTGGTCAAGATCTTTAAGCTCGTCGTCGATAAGGTTAATACCTTTACCAGCTTCTAGGATTACTTCAGCTTTCTTGATTAGTTCAAGAGCTTTAGGTACATCGTCAACACCTAGACCGTCTTTAGCGATCTCAATACCAGATACGGCAACGAGTTCAATTCCTGCTAGTAGTTCTTTAGTTTCTTTAATACCTAGTGACATAGTCCCTCCCATGGGTTTATCTCGTTTCTTTAATAAGAGCTTCTAATTTATCAAATCTCTTATCTAAATGTTTCATGTCTATTTCTCTGATCTCTTTAACTTCTCTTCTTATGTCACTTCCTTCAGCTTTAACGATTGCGTTTATAGAAAGAAAAGCTGTCCACCCAATCCCTATGAGGAATACTACGACTCCTAAGACTGATTTAAGTATCGGAGCTAGGAAAGGTAGTAGTTTCATTTTAAATCCCCTTATCTGCTCACTTTAACCACTGTAAAATAATTATATCCAGTAGAGGTTGATAGTGTTGCAGCACCGCCTGTTCTATTGTTAGTCGCCACAATTTTTATAACACTCCCACTAGATAGAGTGACGGTGTCACATCCCCCTAATCTAGGATCGATAGTGGTTGTTGCCGTTGCTCTATACCTATCAAGCTCTGAATAGAAACCTCCATCAAGCCAAAGATTTAGGGTTGCAACATCCGCCGAGGTGTACGCCTGGGCCGAGAAAGATATTTTGGAGCAAACTAAGTAAATCCCAGAGCTTGATGCTGTAAATGTTCCACTAGATGCGATTGATCCGATGGATGAAATTATACTTGTAGCAAAGGGAATATCAGTATCAGAAGCGGTCACTGAAGTTCCTGCCCTATTTTCTGCTCTTGCGACCATTGAGTCACTGTAGTTTTGCACTCTTTCAAATGCCATACTTCCTAGCATCCCATTCGCAGGAACCTGATTCGCACCAGTTCCAATGATGGCAAAAGCATTAAACGAGATGAGTAATAAAATTAGATATTTCATCGTGATACCGCCTGAAGTTCTGTGCTAGAAACTCTTTTAGGAAAAAAGTGAATGTACTTAATAGTGTTATTTAGATAGTTTGAAGCTGCTGCTCTTGAACCAATATAAAGCACGTTGTTTGCAGTTGGGTAAGGTGAAACTACTGTTTGAAGATCAGTTCCATTAACAGTCTGCCATCTTCCAGCACTTGAAAAAGATGATGATGCTTTGATGTAAGTTGATGGTGTCATCGCTGCGACTGTATTACTTATAGAGTTAGTGTTATCAAAACTTCTCAAGATAGTTGATGATTGACGATACATATACCAGTAGTTATTACTCGTCCCTGAAATTACTCCCCCGCCATCGGCCTGAGGAGCATTAAAGCCTGTGACAAAAGTCCCTTCGAGCGCATTAAACCACGAACTAAAATTAGTCCCTGTCATTGATGCTGAGTCAGCTGTTCTATTTACACTTGAGGCGACTGTAGGAATGTATGAGGTTGGAAATGCGCCTGTTTCGAGTTGTGCGCCCCAGATATAAATTCCAGAAGCATTGTCTCCCAAGTAAGAGTCGGCACCGTTGTAAAGTCTAACTTGCATATTTCCAGAAGTTCCGTCAGATGTAAAAGTGATCGAACATCTATACCACCCATCAGGATAAGCTTTAATTGTTCCACTCGTAGCATCGGACACACCTGAAACCTGATCAGTTGCTACCGTTCCAGCGCTTAGGTCAAATAATTTACCATAAAGAGTAGTGGCACCACCGACTAAGTGAAATTGTGTTCTTGCATTAGATGGAGGTACTTTTGCGAAAATTGATAGCGTATAAACAGTAGTGTTTACGATTGTTGGAGTTTGTTGAATTAAATGTGCGCCAGTAGTATTATCTTCAACCAATCTGTCGGCAGTTGTTAACCCATTAGGTGCGACTGTATCGTTAGCTATAACAGGCGTTGCGTTTAATCTTGTCTTGCTCCATGAAGCGTTATCAAACTCTTCACTTCTAAGGATTAAATTTGTCCTCGCCTCCTCAATCAATAACCCAAGACTTTCTAATGTCGTAGGATCATGATCGAACCTAGGTTGATTAATTGCTACTGTCTCAATCAATCCACGCTCATTAACTCTTGTCGCTGTGGTTGAACGAGTGAAAGTAATTCTTGGATCAAGAGAGCGTGAATTGGCGAAGTCTAAAAGGAGTGATGGGCGAATGTTTGGCAGTGTTGTGCTTTCACTGTCTGAAATAAGAGTTGTCCATCCAGTATTTCCCGATCCTGATTCTTTCACATAAAGAGAAGAAGTGGGTGCTCCATCTGTGCGTGAATAGACTGATCCGACTGGTGCGGTTACCGAGCTTTCAGGAGTACCAGAACCAAATCTTTGATAAAGTCCTTGAGTTGGAGCAAAGTCACTATCATCGGCAAGTCTGGCATCTAGAGTTGTTGAACTTCTTTTTAGTGATGGAAAGCTTGAAGTAGTTCCACCAAATTGTAATCGGGTAAAATTGTTTTGAGCTGCGTTTGTTAATCTGAGTATTCCATCCGCTGGACTGGTCATCATTGATCTTGCGCCAAAATAAAGCTTACCGTTATTTCCTGCCCCGAATGAGTCACCCGCTATGACGTTATTTGAGGATTCAATATTCCATCCGCCAAGCGTATTCAGTAACCCTGTAACCGAGACAGTTCCAGTGAAACTAGGAGAAGCTAATGGTGCTAAAGAATCCCAAGACGTGCCGTTATACACATTAAGTTTGTCTAGTGTTGTATCGAAAAGAGTCAAACCTTCAACAGGAGAAACAATTGCATTTTTCTGAGTCGTCGTTAGTCTTGGAGGTAGTAGGCCTTTTGTGGTTGAGGATAATTCTAGTATTGATGAAGCGTCGGCGTCAGTTGAACCTTTTCCTATGGCCACTGCACCTCTAGGATCAAAGTTTACTGATGTTGCCGCAGTCGTTGAACCGCTTGGAGTTGTTGAAAATAGTATCTTTGTTCCTTGGGCCGAATCAGTCCAAGCTTCACTTGTAAGAACTCTTATTAATGCTCTTGAACCAGAAGAATATCCAGTGGCCCCATATCCACGAAATGAAAGTCCGCCAATCTGATCTCCACTAGAAACTGCTGTTGGAGATGCTTGAGTGCCATTGGCCCTTCTAAAGAAAAATCCGTTTTCATTTCCATAGGAGTCCATTGACAGGTAATTTGTTGAACTATTCGCCCCACTGACATGAAGATTAGTTCCTGTAATTGGTGAGGCAACGCCTGATTGTGCCTTAACGGTTACAGGGCCGTTTAAGCTAACTGCATTTTTAATTAATGGAGCATCGGCCGTACCAGTTAAATCACCCGCGAGTTTAATAATACCTTTAACAGAAGCAGAAGCTTCATTCACTCCGCCTGCAACGACTGTGGCAATCGCAGCGTCCACATACTTAGTATTCGCTGCGGCCCCAGAGTTATCTGAACCCGTACGATCTGGAACTGTGACAGTACCAGTAAAAGTCGGCGAAGCTATATTAGCTTTTAAGTTATCCGCAGTCGTAACAAAGGCTGTGGTCGCCAATTGGGTAGTAGATGTTCCTGCCACGGCTGTAGGGCCCGAAGGTGTTCCCGTAAAAGTCGGAGAAGCCAAGTTTGCCTTAAGCGCATCAGCAGTATCCACATACGCCGTCGAAGCTATGCGAGTTGAATTGTTATTTGCTGCTTGAGTGGGTACTGTAGGATTTCCACTGAAAGCAGGGGAAGCACTAAAGACTGCAAGTCCTGTACCTGTCTCATCACTAAGAGCAGCGGCAAGTCCGGCAGAGTTAGTAAGTGTGCCTTGCTTAGAATTTATTTGAGTTTGTATCGAGCTCGTCACACCGTCGAGTCTTTGAAACTCGGTTGAGCTCACCGATCCATCGGCAATCTTAGAAGCATCAATCGCTGCTCCCGACTTTATGTTAGCGTTAGCTATATTTGAAATTGAGTTAAGGTCAGCATCGATGGTCTTGTTTAAAAAAGCTGCTGTATCAGTAAGGCCACTTATGACAAAGAAGTTCGTTCCGTCATGAGATAGCTCCCACTTATCGGAAGTATTATTATATCGAAGTGCCGGAAGTCCTGTACTTAATTTAGTACAAGGAGAGCCACTCACGCACGCCGAATAGTTTACATTCCCTGAAGTCGATCCGAGCATCAAGGTCTGATCAGGGTAAATTACTACCGCTGCTATCTTGGTCGATATGATCATCAATATAATTAGTAATAAAAAGTTTTTCATTCTTAACCTTATGTTGCTGAAGTCGTAGTTGTTCTTCTTAGTACCCATACGCCTGCCGTTCTTACCTCTAGTACCAAGTCACCATCGGCATTAATTCTTTCTCTCCAAGATCCATTGGTCGAAGGATCCCCCCAATACTTAGTCGTAGCTATTTCTAATGCGTCAATTTCTTCTTGAAGTTCTACTGTCGTTTCTTCTAAGGAAACTATGTCTGCTTCTGCTACAACGATTCTATCGAATAATTCTGTTGTAAATTCTTTAACGGCTATGATTGCCATGCATAGGCGATCTAATGTTTTTTCGAAAATCTCTGGGGCAAATGCTCCCCACTCTCTACCCTTCATAGGTTGAGCAGCGTTCTTATTAAATCTGATAATTAGTTTATAGCCTGTCTTAAGATTACCTGAAATGAGCCATACTTGACCTGCGTTCACTAGAGTAAGTTTAGGGCTAATCCTTCCAATATTTGAAAGAGTGAAGTCAGTACCTATTTCCAAGTCAATAGTATCGTTAGTAGCTATCACTAAAACTTCTGCGACTATGTTAGAGTTTTCAAAAGTTGGGAAAGGTATATCAAATTGATTGATAGTACCTACGCCGGGATATTCAACATTGGCCTCTGTATTTAATGCGACTGTCATTGGCGTTCCCTCTTTTTATTCTTCCATCCGAGCTAGTGTTTGTTGCTCTTTCCGCATATAAGCTTCATCTTCTTTCTGCTCATCACTCTTAAGGTTCTCACCCCATCCAACCATTTTACCAATGAGTGAAGTCGGAAGCCCTGTCGTGATGGTGATAGTATCCATTAGTCCGGCTATATCTTTCGCGGACAGGTCAACACCTTTACTGATATTCTTACTCGCTTGAATAGATTTAGCAACACTATTGACAGGTTTAGATAAACCCGGTGACGCTGAACCCGATCCAAACTGAATACTAGAAGTGACCATACGGACTAAAGGGAATGGAAGCGCGGTGTCAATAGAACCAAGAGCTGCCCTTGTGGTCATTGCTTTCATTTTTCTAGCTAGTGCTTCATCCTCATCCTCTTCATCATCTTCCTTAGTAGACTCTGCGAACATGCCATCTATAAGGTTTGGCACGATCCATGCAAGCATACCTATTACAAGAACCGCCTTGATCTTATTAGCTCTTGATTGATCTCTCATAGTTTCCACTTGCATAAGATTATGCATAGCTATTGGAACTGAAGTGACCATCATTAGGAGTTTATGAAGATCGTCGCCTCGACTTATGTTCGACATCGAAGATACGTCAGGGGAAGACTGAGAAGCGTTTACCATATCATCGGCATAGTGAACGGCATCTTGTTCAGATAAACCTTTCTCTTTTCCAAGTTCGTAGGCCGCGTGCCAAGTACATACATCGACTTGGTTCTGAGTCATCTGGATAAAGAACCATCGGAAGTCGTTGACTTTCTCCGCTGTCCAACTAATCCAATCGAAGTTCGTATTTATTTTTTCAAAAGATCTCACCATCATTTCCTGAGAGTCGGACATACGTGCTCTCATTACTGGTGATCTATCGGTCATGAATTTTCTTGATTCTTTACGTGCGCCCATTCCTGTCTTCACGTTAGCGGCAATAAGTCTTCCAAGACCCATGACTCCAAAGCCTTTCTTATCCAAGCGTGCGGCAGCAGGAAGGTATCCGAAATACTGTTTAACGACTGAAAGGAATCCACCTAAGTACATGGCCGTGTTCACGTTGTTACGAAGATGTCTGGCCATCGATTGATGAAATCCATCTTTGTACTCAGTGTACTCCTGCATCTTAACGGCATTGAACCATCGAACGATAATACCTTCCTTGGCATTACCGATGATGCCGGGTCTTCGTGTTTCTAAAGCACGACGAACTGGTTCCGATTCAATGACTTTACCAAAATCTAATAATGGGTTTCTTAGGTAAGCAAGGTTTAATGATGCTGAGAGGTACGAAGAAATCCTGCTCATATCGAGGTTTAATGGGCCATAATTCTCGTCACGTTCATTAGTCATGCCTGTATTCATATTCGGGTAGAGCTCATTAACTGAGTACCCCATTGAATCAACGTTCATCATTGAATCAATTTTTCCGGCAGTCATAATATCTTGGAGCCCTGCGACCGGAACATATCCACCTGTGAAAGTTCCGAGAGAGTTTTTAACTTCCCATGCCTCGATCTTACCCATGTTAAAGTGATCTGATCTTCTCATGGCCTTTTTAACAAGAGGGTGAATCTCTTCGAAGATCGCCCAGATTCCGTTATACATATCGAAATCTTTCTTAGTTAAGTTACCTTCTGAAATCATCCTCTCAACGAAGGTGTTCCAGCTTGCATAATCTGGTTCCATGGCAAGAGTTTCTTGGTTGAACTTAGCAATGCCATGGCCAAGAAGGAACTTCTTAGCACCTGACTCTGAGCCCATGAGGAGCATGGCCATGTGAAGTTCACCTCTGTTCTTGAAGATGAACCCGTTATCACCTAGCTCTTTAGCGATGATCGGACGACTAGACTTATCGACGTAATCCATTTTCCAAGTTGAAGGAACTGGAAGACGAGTGACAAGCGGAGCGATGATACCACGATCGATCGAAGCTTCTTTCATTAACGCTGACAAGCGGTCGCGGTAGCCCATGAGAGCAAGAGTTCTTACTGCTTCAGAGTCCACTACTTTATAAAATACTTTTCCTAGTGCTGATTTTGCAAAAGCTTCAGGAGATGGATAGAGGGATTCGAATACTGATCTTAAGTTAAGGGTATCTCTTCTGAGTTTACCACTTAAAGTTTCACTAGAAACATCTACTACGTTACCGTCCTTGATTTCATTCTCAATGGCTTCAGCGATGTTTACGATATTTTCTCTGCGCTCACCTAGCTCGATTTCTTTTGATTGACGAGCGACTGATTGGATAGTCTTAAGAACTCCACCAAGGCTCACATATCCTGCGACTGAAGCGTTTCTTCCATATCTTCCGGCCGCGACTCTCTCATAATTATTGAGTCTTGAGTTCACTAGCTCGATCATGTCATCGGTAATTCCTGAAAGTTCTGATACATCACTTCTTTCAAGTCTTGGAAGTCGTTGTCCGATTGCCGCAAGTTGAATGATCTGCTTACCGAATGACATCACATCGGTGTCATAACGTCTTGCTAGGTCTTTAGAACGAGCGTACTTGTCGAAGGTCTTGATCCTAGCGGTCGTTTGAGCGATAGCTTTTTGGGCCTTAACGGCTGTCTTATAGGCGAAGAAGTGAAGTGCTTCCTTCATCTTACTGTCCAAAGCTTCCATGATATTATTCTTACGGAAACTTCTGGCCGCATCTCTCCCGTGGCGACCCATATCGTCTAGGTACTTCTTAGCTGTAAACTTGAAGGCCCCTGCATCTAGTACCATTCGATTACCTTCTGCCTTAAAAGCTTCCTTAGATGGTGCTCCAACATAGGCAGGAGGGTTAATTAGCTTCTCGATCAAAGCTTTATATTTGCCCGGAAACTTAGTCATAAGGATCTTAACTTCTTCAAGGAGGAGTCTTTCCTTCCCTTTACGTTGAAGCTCATTGACTACGACTTCATGAATTTCATCTTCTGTTTTAATTGTCGGGAACTCAGTCTTAATCTTCTGATCAATTAGTTCCTCGATCATTGAATCTCGTTGTGCTGTTTCTGTTAGAAGGTCAAGCATCTCGTTTGGTGAAGTAATACCATTCATTTGCATGAAAGCTTCTACTGGTAGCCCACCTTTCTTCTTACCTGTCATCATTTCACGAGGGACTAATTCTTTAATTTTCTCAGCTAGGGCCATATCGTTATTGCACAGAACTTTAAGAACAGAATCAAATGAGAGTCGAGGATCAGGAGTGTTACCTTCTGGGTCAGTACGGAACTCATTATAGGCATCTTTAAATTGAGCAAGCATTAACATAGCTCTACGTGAATCCACTTCATCGGTAGCTTCTTGGGTAATTCTATCAAGCTCTTTATCAATTAAGACTTCACGTTCACGAATGCTCTTGTTCCATATTTTTGTATAGCCTCGACCTAAAGCTTCTGACCGAGCGTCTTTAATTAGCTCAATATATTTCTGCCCATCTTTACCTAGCATATCTGCTGAGAATAAAGGTTCAGGGAACATCGGATAAGATTGTTCTTCGAGAGCATTAGAAGCTCCAAGAATACCTTCGAACATTCTTTCGATCTTCGGAGTAATCTTTAAAGGAGGGTATACGCTAGTGTTAAAGATAGATTTAATACGCTCAATGACTGCGACTACATATTTACGGAAGTCAGAGAGAAGTCTGGCCATTGCCGTATTCTCAAGCTTACCTTCTAGGAAATAAAGTTCTGCTGTACGAGCAAATGTCTCATGGATTCTTTCTTCCTGAACTGGATCCATGTTAAGTAGCTGGTCAATAGAGTCTAATCCAAAAGCTTCAGCAGCGATTCTCATAGAATCAAGGTATGCTCTCTGCTGTTCAGTCATGCTTTCTTCAGGGATTGCGGAAACGTATTCATAATCAATCGCCATCTCATGAAGATACGAGTGGCCGAACTCATGAATAATAGTTTTAACATCTGCCTTATTTTCACCATCGAAGGTGAAGGCGACTGTATAAGGAGCATCCTTCTTAGGAAGTGCTGAGAAGGTTCCGTATGCTTCGAGTTTACTTTTACCTGTAGTCTTACCAATCTTTAATTGTTTTGCGACTTCGGTGAAAGGTCTGTTGATAAGTGTGGCCCTATGTTGCATACGACCAAATTGGATTTCTGTCCATGCCTCGATCATCTGCTCATCAGTATCTTTTGGAAGGGAGCGTTTAAGTCTTGATAGGATGGAGAAGAATACTTTCTTTTCTTCATCACTTCTAAACTTGTTATAAAGTTGAACAGGCCGAAGCTTTAAGTTTTGTGGGTCGTTTGGATCAGCTTCGATGATCTCAATAGTTCCGCCATCTTCGTTAGGTGCGGCATCGTTTCCTTCTGCTCTTTCGTAGAATTTTTTAACGATCTTCACGTCATCTTCAGTGAAGACTACAAAGTTTTGTTTACCTGATTCAAGTCCTTTATAAGTAATTCCGTTGAACCCTTTTGCGGTGAGGGTTATTGCGAACTTCTTATCCTGTTCGTGTGTTAAGCTGCTGAGCAATAGTCCAAGAGTTACGAACTCTTTATTTATAGGTTCGCCTTTCAAGAATTTTTTAAAGTATTCTGGTTGAGGGTTATATGTCCCTACCATTCCCCAAGTCGAGGGTTCTGTCTCCCCTTTGTCACTGATTCCTGCTTCAATTAAAGAGTCTCTTATCGACTTCTCTATTTCTGGTGGAACTGAGTCCAACGTCGAGTCGAGGTCTACCCATAAACCTTTAGGGAGTTTAACCTCAAAGACTTGGCCTTTCTTTCTATTTTTTGTTTTATCTACGTATTCTTGAATTGTTTTAATTTGTTCGGCAGGTAGGCTTTCCGCATCCCACGTCTTCTCCCAATTGTCGTCTTGTCTAAAAGCGGATAATGCTTCTACGTGACTGTCAAAACCAAAGAAGTTATTATCTTCAAAAATTTTATAAACCTCTCCGGGAACAGTATCGGCTTTGATTAAGCTCTTTCTATACCACTCCGCTACGTTAGGATCTGTACTAAAGTAAAGCCCATACCCGTAAGCTTGAGCACCTTCCCCTGTACCAATTGCACCTTCTCTGAATCTATCAAAGTCGTGAGGTGAACCATGAAAAGCTGTACGATCAAAGAATACTGTCGGTTTCTTTTCAACCATCTCGATCTGAGCGTTAGCCTCAAGTCCATTGTATTCGTTGCCATTGAATCGAGCGACTGCATCGAGTTCAGGTCTGTCTTCAGTTATGAATATCCAATCAGAGATAGGTATAGCTATTGAAGTATCGCTCTCTCTAGCTTGAGCGTATTCTGCTCTTAACGATGGAGGAAGCTTCTCGATTACAAACTTCATCGCCTCATCTCTTGAACCAAAGTGTGCTTCAAGTTCTACCGGAGAAATTCTTACTACGTCAGTATTAGCTTCTCTTACGATCTCCTGCTCTACTGATGGCTCAATAGATTCAGGATCGTCGATGATAGGGTCATTAGGGTTCTCTGATACTGGCTTCTTATTTAATGCTTGCTTGATTAATTCTTTAGTGGCTTCAGGGTTGTTTTTAACTTCAGGGTTCTTCTCGATCTGCGCTCTAAGTTCAGATACAGCAGCGAGGTCTTCGTTTGCTTTAGAAGCTTTTGAAAGTATCTGTGCTGTTTTAATCGCACCGTACTTGATACCTGTCATTCCGGCGGCAGGGCCAGTAGAAAGTATCGCTTCGTCCAATCCCTCTTTATAATTTTCTTCTAAGTTCTTAAGGCCATCGCCTCTATGAAGGTCAACCGCTTGAAGTGCTGCAATCTGAGAAGCACCCTCTTCGACTGCCTTACCTCCGACTTCCACTCCTGCGGTAACGACTTTCTGTGCCACCCCAGGTTTTTTCATTACGTGCTTAGATACACCATTACCAAGCTTTCCCCCCACTAAAGAGAATAAAGCATCAGAAACACCCATAGTTAAACCATAGATGTCTGCTTCACGAATCCACTTCTGAACTCGAGCAGGATCGCTGAAAGCTAAATCAATGTTTGGTTTTCCAGTGATTGGATCACGGAAATCATCAAGCTGCTTAGTCATGTGCTCAGAGAAAGACAGGATATGAGAAGCTGTGTAGGCACTAATCGCCCCTGCGGCCGGGCCTCCTGCCACTGTCCCTGCTAAAGCTGATCCCATGATCGCAGCCGTAGAACCTTGTGACTGTGCCATCACTTGCATAGCAGGCTCAGGAAACTTAGATACTGCTTTAAGTTTATCTATGAGTCCGGCGTTTTTATCGAAGAATAATTTTTGGAAAGATTGCGATGCCTTCGATGTTAAAGCGTTGGCCTGTCTTTCTTCGTCGATCTGAGAAAGAATATTTGATGCTTCTGACTTACTTAAATGTCCCGTCATCATTCCTAGATAAGTAAGACTTTCTTTTATCATTAATGGGTTTTGGGCTAATGCTTTTTCCCAATCACCTCTTGTATCTGGATTTAACTTCCTAGCTGCGGTTACAGTCTTTGGGGCCCAATTGCCAGACTCTCTAAGCATCACGTAGTTATTAGGATCGCGGTCTACCCACTCAGCGACTTCAGGGAAGTTCTCAGCGATAAGAGCATGGCCCTGTTCCGCGACTACATCTTTAAATGGTTTTAAAGCAAGACGATCTCTTGCCTCTTGATATGACATTCCATATTGATCTGATAATCTTTTAGCTTCATTATGACGAGTGACTTCTTCGACGTTGGCAATTACTGAAGCGTCCGAGAGTCCTTGCTTTCTACGTTCAGGATCGGCTTCTTGAGCAAGCTCAAAGTTTCCTTCCTCAACTTCCTTAATGGCATTGGCCACTAAATCCGGCTGATCTTGAGGGGCATCGACTTCTGCTATGGCCTGATCTAAAAGAGCGTCTATGCCTACGTTTGAACTTGAAGCTGCTTGTGCTGACTTAAGTTGATCCCACATAGCTTTACGCTTCTGAACTCTTTTCTTTAGCACATCTACTTCGACTTTCATGCCAAGCTTTTTATCAAACGCTTTTGTATATGATAAAAGTTCTTGAGAGGCTTCTGCATCTTTTCTTGCATTAACTAGGTCGATGAAGTTCTTCATTCCGCCCGGGCCAAGATTGTAGTGCATATCAACTAAAGCATCTTGCTGACCTTGAGTTAAATCTTCTCTCTTAACTGTAGAAGATAAGAAGTCTTCTGCTTCTTTAACTCGAAGGCGCATATCACTATCTGCCTTCTCGCGAGTAACTACTTCATTAGGGTTAGTTGTTTGTTTCCCGAAACCTACTGCCAGTTTACCTGTATTTAAATCTGGTTGAGCTTTTTCTACAAACCCTTCTTCATTACGTAAGAAATCATAAAACCCTTCTGATGCTTTAATTCCCACAAACTCCCCTCTTATTTAACCTGTGGACGAGAAACGTCTACGCCTTGATCTATTAGTTTTTTAATGACGATATTCTTTTGAAGCTCCGTTAAGTTCGGTCTTTTCTTTTGGATCTCATTGAGCCAGTAAGGATGAACCGTCGGAGAGTCATCCGGTGCTAGGTTATCGTTTACTTTTTCTTTGACCGATCCTGTAAATGGTACGTCCATCCCAAAGAAATTCATTGGAGGTTTAACTACTTGAACTTTCCCTTTTTCACGAAGAAGACTTCTCACTCTTACGTCGAGTTCTTCTGATGAAATTTTAGGATTGAAAGACATGATACGATTCACTTCATCCATGGCTGCGAGTTCTAGCTTACCCCTCTCTTGGCCGTAAACTCTGTTAGCTTTGGCCCAAGACTCTACAGAATTTTGTACAATCTTGAACGCCTGTTGATGGACACGTCGAGCCTCTTGGTTATCTTTGGTCTTCAGTCCTAGATACATGGCCTCAATTGGCTTCATATCGCTAGGAGAGATTTTACCTCGATAAGACTCGAGAAGATCATCCGGAAGCTGGTTGGCACTATAAGCGTTTGAAATACGCTCGGTGAGTTCGGTTACTGCATTAAAGTCAGTCGCGATGGTCTTGCCTCCCTTGGTCTTGTTGTACCAATCAACCATCTTATTACGTTCTTCACCCGGCTCCATTTGATAAATTAGTTGTTGGACATCACGTCCAAGCGCAGCCTGCTTGTATACCTCGGATTCAATAGCTTTAACTCTTATTTCTTTTTCAGTCTTCTTAGCGGTCAGCTTCATATCATAGAAAGCTTTCGCTGCTCTTAGAACCTTATCGTTCCTTGATGCTCCTTCAAGAAACGCCTGTGCTTGAGTAGGAGAGTCTTCATAATCGACAAAGGCTTTAGTTGCTAGATCAGAAGCTTCCTTAGTGCCAAGATCATCTCTTGCTTGATCCATTAGCTTAATAGCTTTAACTCTGTCAGCAGGACTAAGCTCATGGCCATAGTTATCGAATAGTCCTTGAGCATGATCAAACCTTCCTAAGAAAGCTTGTTGCTCAATTGATCTGCGAATTGTTTCTGAAGTAACTCTTGATACCGCTGCATCTACAAGTTCAGGATCATCGCCGAATTGTCTGCGTGCCACTCTTGCGGCTGCGACCTTAACTTTAGGTATGGCCTCAAAAGAAAACTCTTCTGGATTAGCTGAACTCTCAATAGCTTCATTAACTGAGTTCGCTGTGAAAGTTTTTTCCGATTCAGTATTTGCCTTATTAACTTCCCCAAGAGTATGAGGGATCGCAAACTTATTATATTTGTTTAATTTCTTTTGGTAGACATTCTCAATATAAGGATGGAACTGTTCAGGAATCTTCGACTTTCTTTTCTCTAATTGCCTTTGAAGCTTCTCTCTTATAGTTATTGATTTATCGAGAGCGTTTAATCCGGATGCTTGAGCTAGTTCTGCCCTTGCAGTTATAACATCAAACTCGGCATCATTATCTGCCATGGTTTTAACAGTCTCAAGTTGAGCTTTCCTCATCTCCTCGACTACACTTGAAGTCGTCTTAAGGAAAGTTTTATCGATCTCCGGAGCGACTGCACCTTGGAATCTAACTGATCCTTGCCTTTGAATATTTACTTTGGCCATTTCTTGCGGCGATCTTAGTCCCATTATAACACCGCCAGTTGAACTGCTGTATTAAGCATAGATCCGCTAACAGCATTTCTACTATTAGTTCCTGCTTGCGCGACTTGATAATTATACGCTTCCTCTTCGAGTCTATATCCTAGTGCCTCTCTGTAAGCGTTCAGCATCTCTCTTGCTCCCATCTCGTACCCCATGGCCTCATAAGACCCTTGAACCTTTTGAGCCCCTGCGCCAGACACATCTTGTCCCTGCGCCGCTAATGCCAAAAGAGCGTCTTGACCAGCGTTATACCCTTCTGATTGTGAATCAAGTTGCGCCTGTCGTCCACGATATATCGCATCTGAAGCTTGATTTCTTGCTAACATGATATTAATTTGCGCTTGACCCTTTGCGGCTTGATATGCGCTGTCAGCATTTACAATATCGATGACGAAGTTACTAACAGCTATTGCCTTCTGAGCGTTGGCCCAATTGGTATATTGCTTTTCATTAGCTGCGATTAGCTTCTCCGTTTCCGTCATAGGAGCAGGAGGGACTTTAGCATCGGTAGGCATTGATAAGCCTTTACCTGCATCAAATACTTGTGAGTCTTCATTTTTTAAAATACTAGATGTTGTAGGTTTAGGAGGCCCTACGAATTCTTTCTTTGTTACTGTTGTATCTTCATAGTCCACGTCTAAAGGGGCCGCATTGACCTTTGTAACAGGCTTATATTTTACTTTTGTATTTGGTCTAGTGACGTAGTTAGGCAAAGCTCCTTGCCCTTTAATACCAAAGACCTCGTTTGAGTTGTTTACATTCCCGTCTTTATCAAAAAGTGCCATAAATTAATCCCCCGCTGTACCTTTAGGATAGATCGAAACTACAGTCATGGGAACAGGGTCGACGTTTTTAATTGCGACTTTCCCATGCTTAGTCCACTCTGAAGGTATTAATGGCTCGTAGTATCCATTAATGTTACTCTTCACTTGAGATATATCTCCGTCCTCTCTGAAAACAAATTCTTCCATCTCTTCAATGTCTCTGTCTGGAACTCCGGCAAATCCACCTCGAGTCTCTAAAAGCCCTAGACCTATTCCTGAAATTAATTTCTTCGAGTTCGTAAGAGTTCTATTGTCGCCTGTCTCAATGTCCAAAGTTTCCATCTCTGATTCAAATGGAAGGCCTATGTACCCATAAGCATAATAGTCCTCAAGGTCTACATAATACAGTGAAAGGTCTGAATCATACTGAGTGTAAAATGTTGGTTTATTCGGGTTTAACGGCGACGATAATACTACTCCATCTGCCATAACCGATACGGCCAGAGGCTCTTCTGAAAGTTTTAAAATCTCTGCGTGTTCGGCCGATAGGTATGCTTTAGTCGTAGCAGGACACCAGTTGCTTGTCTGGTATCTTTCCTCTTCTTCCGATAGACCCATGGCTTTTATATCTCTTAACTCTTCAGGAACTTCTACGTTTATACTAGCAGTATAAGCATCTGGATAATCTGTATCCCCTGAAGCTCCGGCCGAAGTTAGCTCCGTCATAAGGAACTGCTGACCTTCACCATAGTAGAAAATTAAATCAGTAGGCATCGGGTCGCCATCGACGTTATTTACATGAACTGTAATTTCACCACTATCCCATGTCTGTTCAGGTATATTTATGTAAATACTTGTGAAGTAAAACCTTCCCGAAATCTTTACCCACCCATGAGTTCCGTTCCTTGCTTTCCTCCAACCAAAACGGCTAAAGCTATCTGCAAAGAATTCTCCTTCTTTAGTTTTGTCGTTTCTCACTTCTAATTGCTCAACACACCTAAAACCGTTTTTGATTACATAGGCAAATAGCACATCGTAGTATCTATCAAACTCATCGTTTGAAAATTGATGAACGTACTCTCTTTGAGCTTTACCTTTATAAATGCTTTCAACGTACCCTTCAGTTTCTACTTCAGAGAATCCGTGAACACCTTCCTCAGAACAAGTCACTCTTACAAGCTTCCCATCCCTTCGACATAAGTAAACCGTATCCTCTTCTCCTGAAATAACTTCTAATGTATGAACGCCTTCATAAAGAAGGTGGTCGGATAATAAAGAAGCTTCAAATACCTCGAGGTTTCCATCATTAGAAAAAACAATCCCCATGAGCTTTGTGTGGGCTGCATTTATAAAGTATCCTCTACGTCCGGCCATCTTAGGCTCAACCGTACTTGAACACCCTTCATCGCTTATAAGAAGTGGGTTAATCGTCGTTGGAGTAAGAACGCCTTGCTCTCCCCCTCGAACTACATAAACTCCTTTCTCAGTGAATATTATAAGCCTATCCATTGATAGTGCGGCCACTGGATCAGTCCCGTCGTTGACAGGTATAGAAAATTGAAAACTTCCTGTATTGCTGTAAATTATTGGAGCTTTAATCTGAAAAGGGCCACCAAGCTTCGAGGCTATCATATCCCCTGCTTTAAGGTTATCCGAAAGCCCTGACTCCATACCCACGATCAATCTCTGCTGATAGTATGAAGAAAATTTTGCTCCTCTGAAAACACCGTCAATATACATTGAGCTATCTAAAGGTGGAGTTATAGAAGGGTCGTCTTGGCCATAATCGTGAAAGGTTATCGAAGTAGCAAGCCCGTTATAAGGGGATCTTCCTGCCAATTTATAAAAAGATGAACCTATGCCTGCTGCCCCTGCTGCTCTGTAAAGCTGAAAAGACTTAACGGTAGGAGCTGCCCCTGATAAAGTAAGAGTTAAATTTACTGATAACTGAGAGTGAGGATGGACTAGATTACCTACAGGTGCAACCGTCGAGTTCCATGCTGACGTATATCCTGTAGTTTCAGCATTAGTAACCACGCACTCTCTTCCATCTGTAAAAGTCGCGGTGACTAAATATGAAACAGGAAGGAAGGGAGCTACCCCTGATATAAAACCTGTAAAACTTGATGCCACTACTAAATATTCACCTAAAGGATTAACTGCATAATCTTTATCTATAATTGCGTTGAATGTTTCTGTAGTGTCCGGAGGGTAAAAATCGGTAGGGAATTGTTTTATAATTTCCGGAGTTACAAAAATGTTATCTTTAACAACCGTAAATCTTACCTTATGGGGTTCAGTAGGTGAGGTTATCCAAGCAGGATCTCCGGCGGCAGGCAAAACGATCTCAACACCATCGACGTAGAACGCGTACCCACCTCCTGATCTCTTAGCATACTCTAAAGTCTTCCAAGCTTGATCTTCAACTGACCAGAAAACAAAACCCTTAATCTTAGGGTCATCGCCTTTTGATGGAATATCGACCTGATTCAAGTGCTTCTTAATGAACTTAAAACCTGAACGATTACTTACACCGCCAGACCTTTTAACAAACATATTTTTCAGTTTTGAAAGACCGTTAGCGTGCGAGACTAGATCGCTTCTAAAACGCTGAGAGGAAGATACTTCACCGTATTGAAAAGATAATTGTTTTCCTGATGCCATAGACCTTATATTTGCCTACAGCTTATAAATGGAGTAGGCGAATCCTCTTGTTGTGGTTCCATCCCAAGATCGTCAGCGATTGCCAATGTGATCTCGTTCCTCGAGGTCATCATAAGCTCTTGCTTAATCTTAGGGAAGTTCGCTGTTATTAATGAAGGAGCTATGTCCAATGCCAATAAATGTGACAGCCCAAACGCAAAATGAGCAGGGAAAGAATAATCCTCATCGACTCTTAAAGTATATTCAATGTGAGCGTTCGGAACATTCGAATAGATTACGCTATTTCCTGCACCGTTATAAACGTGACGAAACTTTGCCTTCTCTTTTTCATATTGTTTAAGAGTTGGAAAGTATCCATCCATAGCTATTATTCGAGGTACTAGACAATCGTTTGGAAGGTTGTAAGCAAACTGATAGCTAAGAACAGGAGTCTCTTCTCGAAGGTTTAAAACCCCAAAGTGAGTCGCAAAACCCCATTCATGCTTCATGAGCATACGATCAAGAGTTGATCTGAAATGCCTACGAATTACTTTTGCTTGAACTGTATTCTCAGTAGAGAGATCGAGGACAGTTTGGGATAAACCGAGATGGCCAAGAGCGAGTTGTGCTATATCTGATTTGGTAAGCATATTCCCTCCTGACCATCGAGGTTAAATTAGTTAAGTGGTGGTAAAGCAGGAGCAGCTACAGAAGCATCGACTTCCTTAACCTCCGCTTTCTTTTCTACCTTTTTAGCTTCAGCGAGTTTCTTCTTAGCATGTTCAGCTTTCACTTTTTCAAGATCAAACTTCTCATCTACGACTTCCGCCCAAAGAGGGAGTTGTCCTGCACGGTTAAGACCACCTTCATAAAGGAACTCTTCACCATCTTGGATAATTTTCCCACCATAATAGCCCGGTGAAAATGCTTTCATTTTAACTTTAACGTAAATAACTTCTTGTTTCTGAACTGGCTTTTTCATTACTCATCTCCTCTAATAAAAAAGGGAAGGTGGTTTCTAACCCTTGCCTTCCCTTCTATGTAAATCAACTAATACTTAGATTAAACATCACCGCTTGCATCAAGTACGATACCGGCAGTAATTTTTCCGGCAGTTGCGTTCGACCCGTTTACATCGTAATAGATACGAACATAACGCTCTTTGATGATCGGAAGTTGACGGAAAGGAACTTTGAACCCTGCGATCAATTCTGCTACAGGAACAGTGATTGCAAGAAGCTCTTTAGCTGAAGAAAATCCGTCGTTATCGTCAGACTGAATTGCAATCTTAAGGGAAGTAAGAGTCGCAAAGTTCTCTACTACTTGAATAAGAAGAGGGATTTTCTTATGACCAACATTGTGCTTAAGCTGTGCGCCTAGGTGAGGAGTAATCCCCAAGGCCCCAAGATCAATCACGTTGGTAGAAGCAGCATCAGCAGTTATGGCCTGTGCTTCAGAGAATAATAAGCTTTTGTCTAAAACCATTGGAGTATCTCCGGTTACTTGTTTAATTTAATATCTAAGGCCCGGTAGTCTATTAGACTACACGAGCTTCAGTGTTAAGGATCGCATCACATTCACGAATCGCGATACCACGAAAGTGAAGTTGTTCTTTAGCGTGAACACCAGACTCAGCAAAAGTTAAGAACAAGTTCTTACCAGTTGTATTTCTACATTGATAGTCTAGGTATTTAACTAAAGTTGTATTCATATAAATGAAAGTTTTACCTTTCGCTACACGACGACCTTTGTGACGGTAGTACATCTCAGTCATAAGTTCTACAATGTCAGCACCGCCATCAGCAGCGTCAACCTTAAGATCAGAAACGTCGATGTTACAAACTCGAGCAACATATTGCCAGTTACGAACTGTAAGACCGAAGTGCCATCTGAACTCTTCACGGTAAGCCATGAAGCGTTTTCCGTCAGCGTCAGCTACAGCTATCTCGCCGCAATCTTTACGAGTCACACCCGCTTTAGTCCCTTTAGGGTAGATAAGGTGACAAGCAGTCTTATCCCAAGTGATCATCCAGATTGAAGTATTATCTGAACCTGTTCCTGCTCCGTCTACGATTTGTGACTTGTTCTCAGCGTTTGTTAAGTCCGAGAAACGTGGGCCAAAACCAGTAGGCTTCTTAGGGTCAGTTGCAGAGTTGTGGTAGAAAATTGCAGAAGCACCTTCTTGAGCCATGGCTTCCATGTGGCCTTCGCCCTCTTCAACCATAACAGATGCTTTATCCATAGCGTTTTGGAAATCATCAATTACTCGACAGTCTACTTCTACCGCAGATTCAACAAAACCAGTTGTATCTTTTACAACTTGTCTAGTCCCTTTAGTAGCAGCAATACCTTGATAAAGCTGACCCCAAGCTACAGTCGGAAGACCTGTTCTAACAGTAGTCTTATGAGACGTACCATCGTTACACTCGAAAGCCGGAGCATCTTCGAGGATTGGGTTGTGGGCCGCAAGCATATCAATTACGTCTTTTACTTCTTTGTTATCAGGCATAGAAGCTAGATCGTAAAGCGTGATATAAGATGAATTTAAAGTTGCCATATATTTTTTATCCTTTGCTAGATTAACCTAGTCAGACTACATACATTAAGCATCATTCTAGTTAATCTATGAGTCAACTACTTTTTTAAAAATATTTTTAGCCCTTAAAAAATCTTGGGTATCTTGCCTTCATCCTCTCCTCATATTCCTTCTGGGCATCCGAGTTTCCATTAGCATGAGCAGTCGATGTTCCTTGGCCCGGAAGGACTTCAGGCATCAGCATCTTACCGATTTCTTTAAGCATGAGGGCCAGATTCACGTCATACCCATACTCAGGAGATCCTAAAGTTTTTAGAAGTTCTTCATTCCCGAAAACCTCGACTGCCTTCTTGATGGCCGCGTATGATTCGACTTTCTTTTCCCCAGAAAATTCCGGATGCTCGTTTAACATTTTCTTATTAAGCTCAATCTTCTGATTGTAGGCCGCTTCGATTTCACTCTTCCCTCTACTAAAGGCTGACTCTTGCTGCTTAACTAATGCCTGCGCTTCTTCTTTTGGAAGGTTATACTTAGATGCATAGTCCGCGATCTTCTGGATCTCATCATCCGTTAAAGGAGAATTTTCTTCGATCTCAAGATCATACTCAATGACTTCTGGCTCTTTTGGAGTAACAGGAGGTACTTCAACAGGAGGAGTCACTGGCTCCGCAGGTGCAACAGGTGGCACTTCAACCGGAGGGGTTACAGGTTCCGAAGGAGGATTAGAAGTATTGGTCGCCGCTGAATCCACCGGAGGAGTCTGAGTCGTAAGCGTGTCCGGAGTGGAATTGCTCGAAGATGTCTGCGTCTGTTGGCTGTTTGGTGTCGTCATTCTGTATCCCCTTAGTTGCTTGGTTCTTTGCTTCTGTCATCATTTTAAAATATAAATCTTCTGAAGCATCAGTTGTTATGCCCGATAAGAAAAGACCAATCTGCCTTCTCCCCACCGACTTTAATATTTGATTAGTGTCACCTTCGAAATCGTGAAAGACTTTGCACTCACCGAGTAGTCGCCAAATAAATCGACGACCTTGTTCTGTAGACATAACCCAATAAACGTCATCACGTTCTTGGCGTTCTTTCTTTTCTAATTCACTCATCCCCTCAAATCCCTTTATCCGTTAGAAGCTTCCATCCAAGTATCAAGTAAAGTTCCTTGGCCCGGTTCCGCTTGTGATAAATCCTTGGCAGTTTTCGCCGCCATGTTATCCATTTGTAGTTGTTGCTGTGCTTGTTGTTTAGCTCTGATCTGTTGACGAATATCTTCAATCTCGTCTTCATCCCTAATAAGTTCTGGATCAACACCCAGATACTCCATGTACTTACGAGCGAATTTCTCACCGTCAATAATGTTTATAAGCTCAGGCTGTTGAGTCGCTTGAGCAAAACTTGTGAGGAAGTTTGCACCTCTTTCCGCTGAAGACATCATCGAGGCCTTCGCTGCTTGAGCAAGGATAGAAATATATTCAATCTTAAATTGCTCACCCTCGATCTCTTTAGGCTTCTTAGGCATTACCCCTGCCGCCTCGAGGATGATGTTAGCGTTCTCAATAAGCTTCGCGTTCTGGTCAAAATCAAGCTGCCCTAGAGCAGGAGAAACCATACTCATTCTTTCCGACGACTTCTCTTTAATTTCTTCAACCGATACGTGAGTCTTAGACTCCCCTCGAGAGAATTGTCTGAAGAGGTCAACGAAGAAAGCTTCTTCAACCGCCATCTGATATTCTTGAGAACATTGAATTAATTCATAAAGTTTTGGATCCATCTGGAACGCAGGCTTAAACCCTGCTAAAGCTCCGGCATCATCGACGTAAGTAATCCCGCCCGGAAGGATAGAAGATTGATGTCTACGTAAAGATGCGTGACCTACCATAGGTGGTTTTAAAAGTTTATTAACACCTTCAAGACGACCCTTCTCCATCTCGTTAATTGTCATGATGTCGCCTAAAGCAATCTCGCCCGGAGCATTACAGCCCCATGGTGAATTAGCTCTAACTTCCCATCTAGGAATAATCACTGGAAAGTAATCATATCCGCTGACTTTAACAAAAGGTGAATTGGATTTAGTTCCAAACCCTACTTCACTTCTAAAACCTGTATTCGCTTGAGGAGGAAGATTACCTCCTTGCGTATGAACATAAGTATAGCAAACATATTTTTTATCTTCAGGACGAATAGACTTAGCCGCTTTTGCTGGCCAGTAGTCAGCATTGGCAACGATCACCTGAGATAGAACGCAAGTCTCTAAGTACCTTCCTGCCTTGTAATGATTCACTACCCACTCAGGGATACCTCCAAAATCAATGCCCGGAAGTTTCCCTTCGCCACGTTTACTAGCGTAGGTATCGACGATCTGTTTAACCGTCATCTGAATATCACGGTAGAACATATTAGGACTGCCTTCAGCATCGCAATCAAACCCATACGTACCCATAGCTAGATGGTAAAACCAAAAGCCATAACGGACGTTAGGAAGCATCAAATACGCCGATGTTGAGAATAAACCAACGTCAGCATAAGCAAGCGGAAGAACCCTGTATAAATTTCCAATTTGAAAATATGAAGTTACAATCTTATCTCGTTGGGAAAAATGCTTTCTCACCACTCCGATATTATTCTTCGACTCATTATGAACCCCATGGAGAAACCACGGACGAGCTCTCGGAGTCGCACCATTAGACATACCTGAAGTAAATGTCCTAAGTGACAATCCGCCCTTATTCTTAATGATGTTTCGGATCATCCTATTCTTATCGCGGTCATCATCTGCCGACGACATAAGTTGATTAGGGGATATGAAATGAGCTAACCATCGGAAGGTATCTGCCTTCTTAAGGTAGTTTTGTCTCATTATGTTTCGAAGGTACATGACCTCCGTTAAAGATAATCCGGCCATGGTAAGCCCCTTTTATTTTTGCTTAACCTTAACCGCACGCTTTCTCTTCTGATTAGCTTGCTGAAATTGTTCTACATAGCCTTGATATTTTGCAGGATCATTCCCTACGTTTGCCCAAGTTTGAGCACTCATCGGCTCATTAATATCTACAGGAGCTTCAGGAGCTTTCATCGGTTTAGGCTTAATCGCCTTAACTTTCTGAACCATTTCGTTTCTTCTTTGTGCCATCTCAGCAGCATCACGATCTTGTGAAAGTGAACCAATATTAGATCCAAGACTGCCCGGCGAATAAATACTTTTTCCGGCATCAATCCCTGCAAGACTGCCCGGCGAATACATTCCCTCTCCTGCATTTGACAAAGGTGATTTCTTCTGAACAACTTTTTTAACTTTCTTCGCCATATAATTTATCCTTTAAAATGTTCCTGATGATGTAATGTTAGAGCCTATAGTCCCTTCACCCATACCCGTACCGACCATGCCCGGCGCATCGTTTCTCTTACCGCCATTCATCGCCGCCGCATAAGCTAGATTATCTGCTTGCCCCTTAGCACCCATCTCTTTAATGATAGAGTCTCTACGAGCTTTCTCTGCTTCCTGTCTAGCAAACTTAAGATCTTCCTGCGCCTGATCTCGGTTAGCTGCTTGATCTCCAAGAGAATAACCCATAGACGCGCCAATAGCTGCGCCCTTCGCTGCTGCTAAAGGGTTACCTCCGCCCAGAAAAAACCCTGCCGTAGCTCCGGCAGCCGCTCCGCCGAACCTATACGCGTTCTGCTTATCCTTCGATCCTAAAGTTATCCTAACTAAGGCCATAGACTCTCCTAACTTAAATGATTAGATTGTCGACGGTACTTGTCAAGCTGAGAATCATCGGCTAAGTGACTTTGTTGATGCCTCGCTTTCCACTTCTCCATAAACTCCACGTCCGATAACTTACTATCAGCATCGTAGTTTTGAAACTGAGCACTCGACGAAAAATCCTCAACATCATGGAATGTCTGAGACAAAGCATCCGCCCTATCCGGCGACCTTCCCAATCTCTTCTTAATATTTTCCTTCGGCTCAAGCTGAAACTTACCACCCGTAAAATAAAGAATCGGCATCATGAGCTCTTGCGCTAACATCGGGTCATTAGGAATCTTACCTCCACCACGAACCCAATCCCTCATCCGAACCCAATTCTCCGTCCGCTTATTCGCATATAAATTTTTCTGGTGGGCCGACGCGTTATACATAACCGACACACAATCAATTGAATTAAAAGTCGTAAGGTGATCATAAACCGATGAACCATATCCACCCGTCCCATCCACATACACGCGCTCAACCCCCTCATCCCTTGCATAGAACATCGCCTTACTCGCAAGCTGCGCGCCGAACACGTCCGAACTCACAATCTCATAAGGATAAGCAATCTTTCCGCGCCGCTTGAAGAAGACGGTACTATCCGCACCACCTCGAGAGACATCGATTCCTAGCCTACACTGAAAAGACTTCTGCGTTTCAGGATCTATCTCTCTCCTCATCGCATCGGCTATCTCCATTTCAGATAAAAGCAATTGATCTGAAGTTCTCGGATACTTACCAAAGACGTTAATCTGAACCCATGGATGATCCTCACCATACGTTTTAATCTGCTCCAATGCCCATTTAACCGACACACGCTTGGCTCGCTTAGGATCATTCGGATCAGATGTCACGTTATGAACTTTCCACTCCTGCTCGGTTTGCCCGAGACTGGCTCGGTAAATCATCCCTGCCGGTCGCTCCGGGTTAGCAGTCACTAGGATCCGACCCTTCTTAGTATCAGAATCTCCGGTCGATAACGCCGCATCGGCAGTCGCTAAAACCGCATCAGGTATCATCCCTGCTTCATCGATAAAGAAAGCTACGTTATTAGCATGAAGCCCTGCAAGGGCTGATGCCATCTGCGACTCATCAGCTTCTTTCGGATAGCTTCGTGCTGAAATAAATGAATACTGCTCATGACCCTTAAGACCAATCTTCGACGACCCATCGGTAATCGAAGCAATGAGGGTCGGTGAGCGTGATCGCCACAAAAGCATCTCCGCCCAAAGGTTATCCTTCAAGTGATCACCTGTAATTGAGAGCGCGGCGCACTTCGGTAAATGGTGCGTACAAAGGAAATGCAGAGCAGAAATCGCAAGTAACATTGTCTTTCCCGGTCCCTTTGACGCGACCGTAGCAACGCGGTTGTATTTACAATAAGACTCCGTAACTTCCCTCTGCCAATCATCCAAGATCACATCGAACTGATCCTCGTAAAATATCCAAGGACGCTCACGCCAAAGCTTAATCAACTTATCCGGCTGCGCCGACAATGGCCTATCCTTGAGTCTCTGAATGTTCGGTGCTTGCGGAACCCAGATATTAGGATTCGATGGCAGAGGAGGTAAACTCATCTAACCCTTTCCGGTAAAAGAGTCCTACCATCTCGATGATAAAGCGAATTATGTTTCCACTTCCTCGGAGTATGCGAATACTTCTCATTCGCCTCCCGATACTCAACGTACTTTCGGATAATCTCCTTGATCTCTGAAACTGTATGACCTCGATCTTGTGAACGCGTATGCTCCTCAAGCTCGTTTATCGCCTTAATACTCATAAATATTTCCCCTCTAAACTATCTTCGGTAGGTTCTGGTGGATTAAGCTTCGCCAGCTCCTTAAGCTCTCGATACTCAGCTTCAATCTCATCCACCGACTCTACGACCTTATAAGATTTCGTAACAAGATCAGTAAGCGTCACATTCCCATTTATATTCACGTTCTCTACAAAGTCGCCTTCTGACTTACCTAAAAGCTCTAGGGCCTTTAAACGGTTTGCTAGAGGAATATTTGGCACAGGTAAAGGAATCCCATTAGAGTCAGTCTCTTCCTTGTAATGAGGATCTTCGTTACGCATGAAGCTAGTAAGAAGTGCCTGACGCTCCTCCCTGTCTGCGATTATCTTGAGCGTCTTTGCCTTGTAACGAGATCGCTCCTTGATAGCTTCGACGATCAGAGGGTTCGCTAAAAGCTCCTCACCTTTCTCCTGAAGATAGTTAGGCGCACCCTTAAATCCTGCTGCTAACATGGCAGTAATAACATCACCTTCATAGGCCTCAACGAAATGCCTATGCTTAGGCGTTAAAGTGTTAAGGGTTGTTGGAGCATTGTTCTTAATAAACACGTCTTGACCTCTTATCATTCGGGTCACGAGGTTTATAGCCGCGCTCGTCGAGCTTACGCTTGATCGCCGACATCATCTTTCTTTCGAAATCAGATAGCTCGTCTTTTGTGATTAAAGCGCGATACTTAGCAACTAATACGTAGGTACTCTCTTCCTCACCGACTTGTTTCCGCATCTTACCCCTCGAAGGTTAATGTTTCCTTAAGTCTCCGACTTTTAGAGTAAGAGTGTCAAGCTTTTGGTGAGCGTAGTGTACTGCCTTCGTCAAATACTTTTTTGAAATTTTTTAGGGTACCCCTATTGGTCGTCTTAGAATATACGCACGTCATGTTTTTAGAAATCGGTACGGATATAAAGGTATTACGATGCAGTGGGTCAGATATGCTCTAAAATTTTCGGAGGGTGGTATACCCCACGGCCGCCACGGCGAAAAGGGGGAAGCCACCTCCACACGCACGCATTTGCCCTTAAAAAGCGTTTTGACCCTTGACCCTTGATTACCCTAGCTACCACCACTCTCCGAACGCAACGAACGCCAAGCCCGAACGCATCCACCCCATAACCACTACGACCTTTACACTCGCCACGCTCGGAACGCTTCCGCCTCGGAGAGTCTCCACGCTCGGAACGCTCGGAACGCTCGCCACGCGCTTCCTATCCACCTTCCAAACGCAGGACGCACGCCACGCTCGGAACGCGCAAAGAGCATAGCGACCAATGGACGTACTGCACCGTAATGCACCACCTCGCCCCTCGACAATTGTGGTTAGCGGAACGCTTGTAAGTCGGAGAGTCGGAGCGCAGTAGGGTACTGAATCGGAACGCGGAAAGTTTTAGAAGTCGAAAAGTTCGGGAGGATCGAAGAAAGCCACTACTAGGAATCGCCAAACGCATATATAATATTTTTTGACGCATAACGTATCATATAGTAGGTACGTATATTATATTTTTATATACTAATATAGTAAAATAGAGTAATGGTATAAAAAACTTAAAAATTTACCCTTTTCCCGAACGTAAAGAACTACTTGCGCATAGGTGGTAATCGACTCGCTTATATCGTAGAGCAACCAAGTCATTTTAAACAAATTATACACTAAGGATCATACCGACTAGAGATTATTAAAATATTTTAATTTAACGCAATCGACCAACGCGCTTGCTTCATGATAGGAACGAGACCGTATCAACCTACGATCATATAAACTTTTCACTACCGAATTTTCACTATTGACAGTATCACAGTACCTAGTCTATGCTTACTAGACCCGATTAAGTCGGGCACAATCGAGGGATAAAAGCTATGGCAAAGAAGTACAAATCGACGTACCAAAAGACTCCGAATGTCTCCAAGTTCACTACGACCTTACTGCGCGCCATTCTCAATGACCCCTACACTAGAGGCATCGACGGGCATGATTATGAACCAATGCGTCACGAACTCGAAGAGGAACTCAGGAAGCGCGAGCATAAAGAGCATGAAGAACTCATGAAGCGTCACGAAAAAGAGCAGAAAGAATATTTCAAATACCTTGCGACTTCACACAAGCGCAAAACAACAAAGGAGTAAGAACCAATGAACTCAAACGACCTTTATCAACTAGCAATATTATTAATCGCGTTTTCAGGCGCGACCATGTACCTCAAATTCAACTAGGAGAACCAAACCATGAGAGATTTTATTAACCACGTTATGACGACCTTTAAAACTTCAGGACTTCCACTCAAAGAACTTGCCCACACCACAGGCATACAAGAAACTCGATGCCATCGATTGCGCCATGGACTTGAACCCAAGGCAACCGAGATCATCAAAATAGCCGAAGGATTTAACCTAACAGTCGAAGACTTCCTACAAGTTCAAATTCAACAGGAGAAAGAAAAGGCACGCCTAGAAGCTTTTAAGGAAGTCTACGAACAAGCAGAAATCAAGATAGCCCAAAAGTACGGTATCACACCTGAACTCATGGACTGGAGGCTTTCCGACCCTAAATTTAATAAAGCCATTTAACCACAAAAGAGCATACCAACCAACTAACACGGAGTAACAAAAATGACCACTAAGACAAAACCCAAGACCCTAACGACCCGAGAAGAAATCAATCTTTCAAGTGAGATCTTCCCTACCTATAAGAGTCAATCCACCGGAAGCGATAACTACACGCGCCTAAGCCCATTTGTCCGCGACCTCATCGGGACAAGCGGAGTCATACACATGGCGGAAGAACTTGTCGCGCACTGGTTCACTGACATCGTAGCAAGCTATATGACTGCCATAAAGCGCATAAATGCACGCGACCCAGAACAATCTTTCTTCGTTGCTAGAATCTCTCTACTCGAAGATAGCAAGGCACTATTTACCCTAGACGATGGCAACGAGGCAGAAGTTCTTATCAAGCAAGAAATCCCCTACACCGACCTGAAAATGAATCTCAAGACATATCTACAATTCGACGGACAATATTGGTTTCTGATGATGCCAAGTGAATACTAGGAGGAACAACCATGATTCACATTAATGTTTATAAATCAACCGAACTCGACGACTACGAAAAAGGATGCCTTGACGGAACGGACTTAGGATTGATTGACACCATGAAGGCAAAAACCATGAAGGAAGCACTAAAAAAGATTGAAGAATATTATGGGAAGCCCTACATATTCGACGACCGATTGGAATTTGATAGGACTGAAAACTTGGACGGAGAGAAGCCTACCAAGGCACAGAATGAAGCATGGACTAATGGAGACTGTGAACTTTACCTAGCCCGATATTCTTTCTACCTAACGGAAGTTACTACCAGAGAAATTAAGCACAACGAACTCAAAGAAACCTTTTCAAACTTGGAGGAGTATTAACATGAGAATCTTATACACGTTCCAGAAACTCTCAGAAACATCAAAGATGAAGGTTTGCTATGACTACGCTATGGGATGGAAAGAAACCCATGAAGACGAGGATTTAAGTTATCAGGAGATATTTGAAATTCTTAAAAACAGTGATGACCTTTACGACTATTCAGGTGAATTAGTAGGTTCACCATTTGGAGTAGGAATATGAAAAAGAAATTTGAACTCGAAGACGAATTCGACAACGAAGAGTTAAACCACTTCACTCACTACGACTATTTACTTCAAACGATTGATAATGGTCAGAGAGGCGCGCTTAAGGAAGCATTGAAAGCTATCAGTAACAAGTCGTTGATTCACTTCCTTAAGATCATGCCTAAGTGGGATTCATTCGCAGACATTGTAATTTGTGAAATGCTTGAAAGGATGGATAAATAATTCTAAAGCGAAAAATGTATAACAACCATGGAGAATGTCCTTGATTGACAGGAAAATTAAGGGCATTTCTTCTCTTACTCTCCCTCAAAGATTTAATCTTTTCGGGCATTAAAAGGAAAGACAATGAGTAAATATTTCACAGTGAAAGTTTATGGCAAGACTAGGAAATTTAGATTTATGAAATTGAAATACAGAAATAACTCAGATGCCTTAGAACTCATAGAGTTTAACGGTAAGTTCGAGGAACCATGGGCAGTTTTGTCCGTTAATACAGGAACTAATCCACCAAAAGATCACTACTGGATTAAGACTTGGAGTGAGAATGAGGAGACAGTCGAAGCCTTACTTAAGGCAGGATACTTGGAGAAAGCAGCGGAAACAATTGAGTGTGGATACGCGGAAGCCGTTGCAGGAAAACTAACAGACAAAGCTAAACCATTTACGGAGTCATTAAAATGAAAAGAAAACTAACTTACATAGGCACAGTTCTATGCTGTGATTGTGGCACAGGCTATGGAATTTCTGGCCCTCTCGCGGAATACCAAGACGAGTCAGGCACAGTCATATTATGCGAAGAGTGTGCAGACGAGAGCGACGATAAATCAGACATCGAAGACGAGGAGGAATAAATGAGTTATGCAATTTTTTATCGTACCGAACGAAAGAACCATAAAGGTACTAAAGAGTTATTAGTTAAAGCGCAGATAGAAAACGCTTTATTAAAAGGACTAGCAAGACCCATGGCGGACTACCTATTCGACCATGAACAGGATGACTACTTCGAACAATGTGAAGAAAACAATAAAGACCCATATCTAATCGACCCGAGGGACAGATGGCACATTTACATCGACGTTTTACTTTTCGCTAAGTTCTCAGGAGTAGAACTCGACCCTCAATATAAGTTCGGTGACGCGGAGTAACGTAGCAATATGCTTTTCTTTAGATTACCTTAATGACATTATTTTAAGACAATCTATTTTACTTTGAGGGGAGGTAAACGTGAATTCATTTACATTTGTTTTTAGTTTCTTTATGTCGGCAATAGTTCTTTGCCTATTCTTTGTTCTTTGTTTCCTTGACGAGATCAAAGAACTCTTAATTGAAATTCAAGAAGAGAACGGAGAGGAAGACCTAGACGAAGAGGAGATTCATTTCGTATGAAGTGCAAAGCTAGAAGATACAGCGACCAGAAAGTATGCCACGACTGTAAGTTAGTATGGGATATTAACGACCCTGAACCACCAACGTGCAAGCGAGAGCATGAACAACCACTATATCGGAGCAAGTTATAAACGCTACCATTCAAAACCTGAAAGCGTACCTTGCCCCACAGTTAGGCAACCAATGACTATCATATTAACAATCGCAGTCATACTTTATGCCTTAAAGAAGTTCATCGATTGGTGCGAGAAAGATTTTGAAGGATATTAAAACGATAAAGTCACCTTATGGTGCAAAAACATAACAAGGAGAATTAAATGGGAACAAGAGTAAGAACTAAAATAACTAAACAGAAAACTGAAAAGACAAAGGACACACTAGACTTTAAAGAAGTGAAAACTGTTTTTACTGATACTGAATGCAATGAACATATTTTAAAAGGCTGGAAGATTTTGCACGTTGGACTATCTCATGTAGACGCAAATGGTTTCAATGCCAAGAACACCTTTATTCTAGGTCTGGAACGATAAGCTGATTTATCAGGCAGGAGATATAAAATCATGGCACTGCAAGACAGAGAATCCATTTTTGATACGGATGAAAATGACCAGCTTCATAGTTTAACTTATGACGGTGCAATAGATGAAGATATTATAAATGTCTTGAAAGAAACAGCATCGGAAGATTTCTGGTACGAAAAAATATCAGAAAGGTTAAAACTTGAACCAAAGTACGTTCAATTAATTCTCCATTACTTAGCAGCTCTGGACTTGGTTGACTACGGTACATCTCCAAGGGGTAGCTGGATTTCTCAGAGCGGGGAAAGGTATTTACATTTATTGAAAAACTTTAAGAGCGAGCGATAAATAAAATTATCAGGAAAGGCACAACATGAACAACGAAGCTAGAATTGAAAAAGTTGAAAATGGTTACATTGTCAGAGTAGGCGGTGAAGATTTTAATAGTTACAGTGACACTTATGTCTACTCAGACTTTTTACAAGTAGTTCAATTTTTATCAATGAGAATGAATGAATCAGAGTTTCAAGAGAAATTAGAAAACTCAATGATGGTAAAAGAGAGTGTAGAATGAACAACGATAAAGGAGATTTTATGGAAAAATGTAATGTAGACAATTTAACGTATAGACAGATTAAAGAATTGAGAAATCTTTTTGGGTCAAACTCATCTAGCTCAACAATTCAAGATCATCCATTTGAAATTGGTAAAAAGTATCTCATCAGAACAGTGACGATGATTCAGACAGGAATGATTAAAGAGATTCGTGGCAAGTTCTTAGTTTTAAAAGATGCTGCTTGGATTGCCGACACTGGAAGATTCTCCGAGGCATTAGAAGACCAAGAGAAAATGAAAGAAGTTGAACCATTTAAGAATGATGCAATTGTAAACATGGACACGATTATTGATGCCACAGAAATAAATCTTCTAATTAGGAAGATGAAATGAATGCTGCAATTCAGAGAGTTGGCTTTAAAGGGTCATGGTCATGGTCAGGGTCAAGGTCATGGCCAGGGTCTTTATGAACAACGATAAGCTTTTTGAATCTTATTGG